ATAAAATTGTTTGGGATCCTATAAAGAGGATCTGTTGGTGGCGCGTTTCGACGAAGCATGAATATCGTTCCATTGAGGATATATTGGACCTGAAAATTCGGACCTATATAATTCCTCCTCTCGAACTTCTTTTCTGGCAAAAGGCTTTTGGAGCCGCGGATGAAAAGATAAAGAAAATGCAACCTGGTGATATCCGATATGGAATCTCCTTCCAGTTTGGCGGTTTTGACCGCATGATACGAACTGGACATGGGGATCCTGAGGATAAAATTTGGTACACTCTTGATGTATCAGGATGGGACCGGCTTGTTTCGTTAATGGAGGAGTGTTGGAAGCTGCGAGAACGCGGCTTGGACATTCCCCCCACGATACGACCGATCTTTGATTGGATGATAGCAAATACAATCTCTTCTTTCCTATTGCTCCCCAATGGGGATGTTGTTTGGAAGTACTGGGGTAATAACTCTGGCAGTGGGACTACCACTGGAGATAATTGCATTATGCATCAGATAATCTCTGAATACACCAAATTGTATGTAGAGTCTCTGAATATTGCTGCTCTTGAGGAACATCTTGCCCATTTGTTTGGGGATGATAATCTCGCGAATTTTATCCATCATTGGAGGAAAAACGAGATCCTTGAGAAATGCGAACATTTTAAAGATTTACTGCGTTTTGTATATCGACTGTTTGGATTAACAGTTAAAGAAGCAGCCGTTGAAGTGCAACTCGGCCCGCAGGGGTTGAAGTTTTTAGGCGGATGCTGTCGGAAGGTTGGCGATTTTTACGTTCCTTCTTACGACTCAGCCCGAATTTACTGCGCTTTAACAACCGAAATCGATGGTCACGATTTTGATGCGAATGTTTCGAAGTGCTATGCCTTGATGCACTTAGCTTGGTATGATGACCAGCTTTTTGACCAAATATATAATTGTTTGTTGCGAATGATGTCAGATCAAGATGTTGATTCCCCGTTTTTGGGAATGATCCGCCGAAGCGGACTCCCCTCACAACACGCGGTGATTCACCACTTTTGGTGTGGAGCCGAATCAGGGTACCCGTATTGTACCCCGACTCTATTCGACTCAACGCTTCACTATGGATTCTCTTCTGGGATGGAGGAGGAAGGATTTAAAATTTCTGAAGAAGTTTTAACACCCAACACGAGAATCTATTATGAATGACGACTCAAACAAAACAACAGTTTATGGCGAGACCAAAGATCGCCCAATTACCCAGAGCCGCAAAGAACGCGGCCTGGAAGAATTACTCAGCCTCCAAAGGAGGATACAAGAGATCTCAGAAGACCTCGAGATCCCGACGCCAAAAGAACAAACCCCAAGGGGGGGGGTCAGTGATCAACCCACTTGGAGCCGCTCAGCGTCGAGACCGGGATCAGATTGGTGGAGTAGGTGCCGGCTCCGCGCGAAGGAATACGCGGAAGCCGGAAACACAGTATACTTCTCGCACGGTTCGGAGTGCGAATGCTGCGCGTGGCCAAGAAATGGTCAAACTCTCATCTTGTGGGACGGCTTATATTACTTCCCTTCTCAATCCTTTCGGGCTTTTGGATGCTACATCGGCATCATCGAACAGGATACTCACGGGAAGTGGAGATATACCGCGGACCCTACCATGCGTCCCGACCTTTCCGGCCCTGAAAAGCAGGCGCTTGAAAGTCTTTATTCGTGGCACGTTCCAAACGGATGTTAATGGTGGAGCTCAGATAGTGTATGCCCCCAGACGGGGAGCTCAATGGATTGGCGTAGGTGCGTCAAATACCACATATACTCTGTTCACTACCGATGGTACAGTCCCGTTTGGACTTACCTTTATGCCTTTGGATACGAATGCTGCGATTGGAGCCGGTATAGCCGCCTACAATTACAACTCCGATTATGTTTCAGCACAGCTGCCTTCATCAGTCTCGGAACGCCTTGTGTGCGCTGGAGTGCGCATACGATATGCTGGTGCAGAAATGAACCAGGCTGGAATTGTGCATGGCATTGAGGAGCCGAATCACAATTCTTTGAATGCTCTCCCTCTATCTACTTTTAATCAGTACGAGTCCTATTTTTCTCAGGAAGTCGAGAAGAAATGGATGACTCTGGTTTACACTCCAGTAGGACCTGACGACTACGTTTACGACATTGACTATGTCAATGGGTATGTCGTCCGGCGTGATTCCCATTATATGGGAATGATGGTCGTTGGTTGCACCGGGAATTCAACGTTTCAATTCGAATGTGTTGCCGTCATAGAAATGATCGGCTCTGCGATACGAGACCAAATTCAAGCCACCTCGGATATGAGAGCCGTGGAGGTCGCTGCAAACAATGTCACGCCAAATAATCAACAGATGATGAATGGTTCCGATAAAGGACTTGAAAACGTGATGAAAAACGTCATGACATCTGGAAGTGATTTCACAAAGGTTAGCAACAATGCTGAGCCCCACAAAGGGCCCAGCGGCGGAATGGGAGTTTCCGATGTTGTTAAACTAGCAGAACTAATATTGTAGTTGGATCTGTGTCCGTAATGACGTTAAACTAAAAGACCTTTCGATGTGTGATGTGTTGAATGGGGACTTAGTTCCCATGGCCCACCACATCGTTAGGCACCAACAGGGCAAATGCCCTATTCACTCCTTAATTCCAGAAAACACCCCCGTTTAATTACAGGTAAGTGTGAGTACTGGTACACTATAAGTCGACTCTTAGCGCGAAAATAGTGATTACGC